AGCCGACAAAGAACGTATTGAAGAGCTTAAAGCTGAAAATAATAATCAAGATTTACCCTTCTGATGAACGCACGTAAATTAATATTTAATCGTTTAACAGTAATATGGAGTGGTGTTAGTCGCATCACTCCTAAATCTAAAGAGGATTTATTCTGCAAACGATGGAAGCAACGAGAAAATAGAAAGGGAGTAATTAAAGAAAAAAAATACATTAACGATGAGCAAGACTGATTTTGTAGTTGATAAAGTAATACAGAAATTTCGTGAACGTTCACAAATAGGAATAGAAAAATATGGTAAAACTTTGGCGGAAAATAACACTGACAATTTTCTTAATCATCTACAGGAAGAGCTGATGGATGCGGTAAATTACATTGAGAAATTAAAGACTCAAGAAAGCAGTGAACTATTTGACAACATCAGAAAATGGTTTGATGAGAAAGAATTAATCAAACAAGAAAACGCACCTAAACAGATGATGAAAGTTATGGAGGAGCTTGGCGAGCTATCCAGTGCGATAATCAAAGGTAAACGTGACGAGGAAATCGATGCCTTTGGTGATGTAATGATTACACTTTTAGGATTGTCTTATATGCGTAATGTATCTTTGATGGCTTGTACACGTTCAGCATATGAAGTAATTAAACAAAGAAAAGGTAAAGTAGTTAACGGATCATTTATTAAAGAATAATGGAAGAGCAAGAAATAAGAGACAAAATAGAAGAGTTGAAAGCAACACTTACTGGAAATCTATTAGACGATTGCGATACTCAAGCACAAATTTACGAGCTTAAAAAACAGTTGTCACTTGAAACTAATATGACAATTGAAGAAATTGACGATGAAGATGGTTGTTTGTTCTGTGGAAGTTAGTATATTTGTATGCTTATAATGGTTTTATCCTCACATCGTATTGGTGTGGGGATTTTTTTATTATATTTAACCCGTGAACGCACATTTAGAGATTTTAGCAAGACACGATGAAGATTGGAAACGTATTGTACGTTCCTTTGGTCATTCCGAACATTACGACGACATCGTACAAGATTTCTATATGAAAGTTTACAATAACAAAGTAGTTAAGGTAATAGAAAACAATCAACCTAACAAAGTATATTGTTGGGTAATATTACGAAACCTTTACTTTGACTATCATAGACTCAACAAAGAACATATAAACATTGATTTAATCAGAGATTTAGTTCAAGAAGACCACCTGGAGCTAAAACGAAGATGGGAAAAAGTATACAATACAGAGGAAGAAACAAAAAAAGACTTCCATTGGTTTGACTTAATGCTTTGGCAACTATACACCACAACTGAATTATCAATGCGTGACATAGCACGAGACACTAACATATCATTAAAAACTATCTTTGCAACCCTAAAACATTGCAGAGAACAAATACAGAATAAATTATGGCAAGAAGAAAATCAAAAGGACTCGGAGATTCAATTGAAAAGTTCACCGAAGCAACAGGAATTAAATCCGTTGTAGATAAAGTTTCAGAAATTACTGGGTTAGATTGTGGATGCGACAAACGAAAAGAAACACTTAACAAACTATTCCCTTATAAAAAACCTGAATGCTTTAATGAAAACGAATTAGAGATTCTAAGCGCGTATAAGGATAAAAAGCCTGTTACTATATCACCCGTTGAACAAAATGCAATAAACAAGATATATGCACGAGTAATGAAAACAAAAGTAGAATATACTACCTGCGGTTCTTGTTTAGCGGATAGGTTACACCAATTAATGAGACTTTATAATGAATATTAAAGAGATCTATAACTACATTTATATAGAAAATGAGTTTTATTTTGGAGGTATTGAAATAATATATTTTTTAAACTAATGAACTACTTAGCAGCTATAATTTTTTTAATGCTGTCATGGACAATACTATTTATGTATTTGTACTATATAGCATTGAACTAAATCACAACTTATGAAAATAGTAAACATAAAAGAAGTAAAAACAAATCCAAAGAATCCAAGGGTAATAAAAGACGATAAATTTAAAAAGCTTGTTAAGTCTATTCAAGAGTTTCCTGATATGCTTAATAAAAGACCGCTAATAGTCTTTACTGATGTAGATGGTAAATATATTGTGTTAGGTGGTAATATGCGTTTAAAAGCGTGTAATGAGTTAGGGATAAAAGAAATTCCTATCATAGTTGCAGATGAATGGACTGAAGAAGAAAAAAACGAATTTTTAATAAAAGATAACGTTGGTTTTGGAGAATGGGATTGGGATGACTTAGCGAATGAATGGGATGCGGAAAAGTTAGAAGATTGGGGATTAGAACTTCCAATAGATGAGAAAATAGATAAATTAAAAGAAGATGAAAAAATTGAAATACCAAAATCGCTACAAGTAATACCAAAAAAAGAATACTTGATAATTATGGCTGATGAAGATAGCGATGAGTGGGAAGAGTTAAAACAAATCTTTTCTTGTGGTTTAGTTCGTCAAGGCGGTTGCGCAATAGGTAGTTCAAGTGATAAAGTAACAACAGGATTAGAACGAGTTTTTGATTTTAAAACATTTAAAGAAAGAGTATTAAATGGATTTCGAAATAGCAATACCAAGTAAAGGAAGAGCTGGTTTAATTACCTCTCAAAAAATATTTAAATCAGCAACTTTGTATATTCCTGAAAGTGAATTAATGCAATATTCTGTTTATAAAAATAAAATTGTAACTATTCCCATTGAAGTAAAAGGTATAACCGCAACACGAAATTGGATATTAGAATTTAATAAAGGGAAAAATGTATTTTTTTTAGATGATGACTTTCAATATGGTGGTTATATAGAAAGAACTGATTTAAAATATAAAGTAAAAAGAATAACTGAAGAAAGCATTTATATTGATGAAATAATAAAGCTTTTTGATATTGCAGAGCAAAGTAATTCTAAAATATTTGGATTTTTTACCGTGGGTAATAATTTAACAAATTATGCTTATTCACCATTTCTTTTTAATGGTGTATGTTTAGGAAGTTGTATGGGTATGATTAACGATGGAACTTATTATTTTGATGAAACTTTTGAAGTTAAAGAAGATTATGAATTAACTTTAAGGCATTTAACTGAAAGAGGAATAACAGTAAGATCAAACATACTTTTTATGCAACACGAACATACACAAACAAAAGGAGGGTGTAGGGATAGCAAAAGAATAGATAAAGAAAAGTCAGCTATTAAAAGACTAATTAAAATGTATCCAGGAATGATAAAAGAAGCTAAACATAGAGGAACTTCGTTTAGTATTCAATTAAATTTATAATAGTATATAAACACCGATATTACACCGATTATGGCAAAAGAAGATAATTTAAAACCAGCTTGGAATAAAGGCGAAAGCGGAAACCCTAACGGCAGACCTAAAGGTGCAAAGAACAGAAGCACGATAGCAAAGTATTGGTTAGAAGTTAATCAGAAATTAAAGAACCCTTTAACAGGCACGGAGGAAACAATGAGCCAAGAAGATTTGATGACTTTAGCTTTAATTAAAAAAGCACGTGAAGGAGATGTAGCAGCATATAAAGCATTGATGGATTCAGGTTACGGAGCACCATTACAACAAATAGAACAAACAATATTAGAACAACCATTATTTCCTGATGTTCAAGAGAACGACAGCAACGAATAAAGTACTTGCATTAAAAAAAAGAATAAAGATAATTCAAGGGGGTACAAGTGCTTCTAAGACTTATTCTATATTAGCAGTTTTAATAAATAAAGCAATTAACAATCCTAATTTAGAAATTAGCGTTGTTGCTGAATCTATACCACATTTAAGGCGTGGAGCTTTAAAAGATTTTATTAAAATATTAAAATGGACGAATAGATATAATGACAGTCAATTTAATAAATCACTTTTAAATTATCAGTTTAAAAATGGGAGTGTATTTGAGTTCTTTAGTGCGGATGATTCAAGCAAGTTGAGGGGTGCAAGGAGAGATATATTATACATTAATGAGTGCAATAATGTAACCTTTGAATCATATAATGAATTATCTATACGTACAAAAAAAGAAGTGTTTTTAGATTTTAATCCTGCGAATGAATTTTGGGTACATACGGAATTAAAAGGAGAAACAGATTCAGATTTTATAATTCTTACCTATAAAGATAACGAAGCGTTAGATCAATCAATAGTAGAACAAATTGAAAAGAATAAATTAAAAGCAAAAACAAGTTCATATTGGGAAAATTGGTGGAGAGTTTATGGGTTAGGTGAAATAGGAATGCTTGAGGGAGTTATTTTTTCTAATTGGAAAATAATTGATAACATACCAAGCGAAGCAAAACTTTTAGGAATAGGAGTCGATTTTGGTTATACAAATGATCCGACAACAATAATAGAAATTTATTCCTATAATGATAAAAGAATAATTAATGAGTTATGCTACAAAACTGGAATGATAAACTCGGACATTGCAAAGTTACTTCCTAATCAAGTTCCAATTTATGCAGATAGCTCGGAACCAAAATCAATAGAGGAAATACGAAGATTTGGGAAAATGATTAAAGGTGTAACTAAAGGTAAAGATTCTATTAACTTTGGTATTCAAATAATGCAAAGTCAAGAATATTTAGTTACTTCTAACAGCGTGAACCTAATTAAAGAATTAAGAGGATACGTTTGGGATAGCGATAAAAGTGGAGCAAGATTAAATAAACCAATTGATAGCAATAACCACGCAATAGATGGAATTAGATACCACGAAATGGAAACACTTGGTATTAATAAGAATAGAGGCAACTACAAAATAGGAATTAGATAGTTAATATATTATGAAGATAGAATTAAATGTGCCTGATAACTTAAGCGAAATAACACTTAAACAATATCAGAAGTACAACACGATAGCAACAACAAACGAAGACGCTACTTTCATCACTCAAAAGATGATTGAGATATTTTGTAATGTATCTTTAGCAAACATTGTAAGTATGAAAGCCACAACTATAAATGAGTTGATGGCACACTTTAAGAAGATATTTGAAGAGCCGAGAGCATTCGTTCAAAGATTCACAATAGAAGGAATAGAGTTTGGATTCATTCCTAACTTGGAGGAAATAAGTTTTGAGGAGTATGTAGACATCGAGGCAAACATCACAGACGTAAACAAGTTACACAAAGCTTTATCTATACTTTATAGACCGATTAAGGAACGTAAAAAAGATTTATACACTATTGAATCAAAGGACAGAGGTAAAGACTTTACAGAGGTTCTAAAGTACACGCCTTTAAATATTGCATTATCTGCACAGGTTTTTTTTTGGACTTTAGGACTCGAATTGTTGAGAGCTATCCCAAGCTATTTGGAAGTGCAGACGAGGGAACTCCAGACTATACCGCAAAAGGACAATTTAGCAAGCAGTGGGGATGGTATCACTCAATCTATGACCTCTCTAACGGAGATATTACAAAGTTTGACGAAGTTACAAGGCAAGGATTACAGAAGTGCCTTACATTACTGACTTATAAATACGATTTAAACAAAATAATACAACAAGAAAATGACAGGATATTACACTCTAATAGATAAACTAAAGACTATTTTAGAAGTAGAACCATTTATCAACACAATTACAAAGGGAGGTATTGACCAGGTGGATTTGCAAAAGGTATCACTTTATCCAATTTGTCACATTTCAATTAATAATTCAAGAATTGAAAGCAGTACGATAGTTTATAACGTGTCTTTTATTTTAATGGATATATTAGACCATAACAAAAAAGAAAGTTCACACGTTTATTACTCGCACGACAACGAGGATGACATCATAAACCAAATGAACGAACAAGCAATTAGAATCTATGAACTATTCAGACGTGGTGCTTTTCATAATAACGGAATGCAATTAGTAGATGAAAGTGCAAATATCGAATACTTTTCTGACAGGTTTGTAGATAAAGTTGCAGGATGTACTTTGACTTTAGACGTTGCTCTTTACAATAATGGTACAATATGCTAAGAGATGAAATAATAGAAGAATTAGAACGCTTTAAAAAGTATGTAGTAAGTCAATCGCGAGCTAACTTAACGAGAGGAGGAAAAAACGTTTCTAAGAAACTTTACAACTCAATTAAAGGAGAAACATTCGCAAGTAAAAAAGGTTCGTCTATCGGTCTGTATTTTGAAATGGAAGACCATGGAAGCTACCAAGACCAAGGGGTAAAAGGTAAGACTTCAAGTAATCGAGCGCCTAATTCACCATATAAGTTCGGAACGGGTACAGGAAGAAAGGGAGGATTAACAGAAGGTATAAGAGGTTGGGTAAAAGCAAAGAGGATTCAATTCAAAGATATTAAAGGACGTTTTATGAGTTATGAACAAACATCTTTCATAATTACAAGGTCTATATACAACAAAGGACTAAAACCAAGTTATTTTTTTACGAAACCATTCAACAAAGCATTTGAAAGATTACCAAATGATATAGTTGATAGATATGGTTTAGTTATTGATGAATTACTTAAACAACAATTAAAATGAGTGGATTTATAAACGTTTTCACACGGTCGCCTTACATAGTTTCAATTAGTGACGCTAATTTAATTGAGGCGAGTATTGAAATATATTTGTCAAATATTATTGGTATGGCTACTGGTCCACAATATACATTAACTAAACCAATACCAAGCAGTGACATAACTGAAATCGTATTTGATATATCACCATATTTAAGAGAATATATAAATCATTCTATTCCTCAGCAATTAACAGATAGCATAGACCAATTAAATCCAAACGAATATTGTTACGCTATTGTTCAAACATATAAAAACACAGGCACAGGACTTGAACTTGACACAGAGCAGAGTTATATCGGCGTAAATGGTTACACTTCATTTGAGGATGAGGCTAACTTTGATAATAGTAGTTTAGGAGCATTTGCAGAAAGTGGAACATATTACTATCATCCCGAAGACACAGCGAGTTCTATCGGTCATGTAGGGCTATTAAAATTTACTGGCACGTCTTTAATTACATCGGCTGTGTACACTAATTCGGTTACGGGTGCAGTTACTACAATAGATTTAAATGGTGCAGGTTCTAATCCTTCACAATTTAGAGTTATTCCAAGGGTGTTGAGTACAAACTATTACAATGGTAACAACCTAAAATTAAAGATCGGATCTAATGTTTTGGTGAATATGGATTTCAAACCAATTATAGAATGTAAATACACACCCGTTAAAATAGATTATATTGACAAGTTTGGTATGTGGAATTTCCTTTGGTTCTTCAAATCATCAAACGAAAACATTTCTACGACTTCAAAGCAATATAACCTGAAGCAATCAACGTGGGATTTTAGTCCTATTTATGGAGTTTCTAAATTGATTAACAAAACAGGACGTAAAACATTCACATTAAATTCAGGTTGGATGGAAGAAGGAAACAATTTCCAAATAGAACAATTGATGTTGAGTGAACGTGTTTTAGTGGATGGTAAACCTTCGATTTTGAAAACAGATAAAACAGAATTATTTAAACACTTGAATAACAAACAATTTAGTTACCAAATGGAGTTTGAATTAGCTTACGATTTAATACAGAATGTAAAATGAGGCAAGTTGATATCTGGATCGAAAATGAAACTCCAGGAGTGTATGAAAAAATCGAGTTGTTCCAGGATGAGGAAATTATCATTAATAGTTCGATTCAAAACGTACAAGATATCTCAAAGGTGTTTACTGATTTCTCACAAACATTTACCATTCCTGCGAGTGCAGAAAATAATAGAATTTTTAAGCATTATTACGAGAATGCTATTGATACTTCTATAAATCCAAACTATAGACGAAACGCTTACATTGAGATTGATCTAAGCCCATTTAAAAGTGGGAAAATAGCTATCGAAAAAGCTAACATAGTAAACGATAAAGTAGAAAGTTATACAATTACTTTTTACGGACTTGTAATTTCGCTAAAAGATAAGTTTGAGAAATTCAAATTAGTTGATTTAGATTTTACCGATTTGAATTTGACGAATGATTTAAGTTCAATAATCGGATATATTAATACACCAAATGATTTTGATTTAGCATTTCCATTAATATCTACTCAACAAAACAGGGTTTGGAATTATGGGTTAGCAAACTCAAACGACATTAGCACAACTGCTGGTGCGATTGACTATTTAGAATTAAATCCTGCGGTTAGAAGTAAAACAATTTTAAACAAAATAGCAACTAAATGCGGATTGACATTTACAGGAGCTTTTCTGAACGATAAGAGGTTTACTAAATCTTTTTTATGGTTTCAAAATGATAAAGAAAAATTGCCACGCACAGGAATGCAGTTTAGTTTTTTTAATGATATTCGTTTAAACTATACAGCATTTAATCAATTAGGTCAACAATTTTCTTTATCTAAATACTATTTAAATACTGCTCCACTTGACCCTCCATTTTACGAGCAAGATTTATTTGACTTGCAAAATGCAACTATTGGTATT